TAATAAGGTTCTGACCTTTCCCAGCACTTCCACCTACTATCTTACCTATCTTGGCAGGGCCAGCCCCATACAAAAAAGCATAGATAAAAGTCTTGGCCTGATCTCTTGTCTTCAGTCCAGCCATTTTCTGATTTGCTGTGTGTACATCCCCACTAAGAACAGCGTCTGTAAACTTAGTGTCATCCATGTAGTGAGCCAGGCATCTTAACTCAAGGCCACTGGCATCTGTCCCTACCAGAGAATGTGTATCAGGGTTGGAGACAGTCCAAAGGCTTCTGCATTCCTTACCATAGGGGGAGTATACGGCTGGTACTTGAGCCATGTTAGGATTATTATGGGCCATTCTTCCAGTGATCGTTCTTAGTGTTAATACTTTACCTCTGACCCTATCATCTTCATCGCACTCTTTGAACCACCCTTTCAATAGCCCTGTCCTTTTCTGAAGCAGGAAGTAACGGTTAAACATTTCAGCTAGGCTCTTTAACTTGGCACTGCTTTTCTTATTTTTTATAATCTTATTCAGGACAGCTTCATTAATAATGATATTATCTTTCTCTGTTTTCTCTGTGGGTTCCCAACCTTCGGCCTTTAGTTTATCAGCAATCTGTTTCCTAGAGGCTATGTTAAATATAATTTCTTTTTTATTGCGTACCTTCCTGACCTTGCTGATAGTCTCTATTATTTCAGGAGGAAACAATACCTTTGATTTTTTTTCCAGAGAACTTTGCTCATCCTCCAGACGGGAATGTAAGATAGAAGCTTCCCTTACATTAAAAGCAAAACCATTTATCTGTTGTTGATCAATGATTGTTCTGACTCGACTCTCAAGGTCATAGGCTTTTTGAAAATCAATATTTTTTTCTTTCTCCAGGGTTAGGGCTAACTTATGTGTAAGCTCTACATCCCTCTTACAGTACTCAAGCATGTCTTCATTGTACTCACTGAACTCCTTGAACTCCCCCTTCTCAAACGATAACTTCTTTCCCCAAGCTTCCAGAGAATGTCCTTCCTCCCTTATGGGATTAAGAAGTTGGGACTCTAGGAGAGTGTCTCTAATCTGTGCTATCTTTATAGCAGATCCTGTTAATCTATTCAGGACAGGAGCATCAAAACTTATACCATTATGCATAATGAATTGTTTTAGATCTTTTCTCCTAGACCAAGAATTAAAATTTTTACATTCTTCTCCTACCCAAGTTAGTTCCTGCCCTGTCTTATAACTTCGGGCCACAATACAGTGTATTTGTGTGGCATCAAGCCCGTCTGTTTCAATGTCAAGAACAACCTTGGTCATAGCATGTCTACCAGTGAAGCTTCCTTCACAGGAATATGAAAGAACTTCTCCCCTTTGTTACCTGTATACCTATTCTTAGCTTCCTTAACGTCACAGGTTAATAAAGTCTTGGCGTTAATATGCCATGCCTTTTGACAATCGTTTCTAAAAATAATAAATGTGAAAGTATCTTCAGGACACTCCTTTGTCCATTTGTTTATAAGGCGTTGCTTTCTATGGGGAATCCTTATTTCTTCCCAGTGATCGGGCCACTCTCCTTTCCATGAATATTTAATCTCTACTTCATAGAGGTGTCTCTTTTCCTCAACAGATTTACAAATAATATCAAAGTCTTTTCTCTCTGTTGTATCCACCGTGATAAATTTTAGTGCCTTCAACCAACCAAGTGTAGCTGCCTTGGCATCACGGTCTGCAACTTGATATAAAACGGGATCAAATCTTTTTCGTACTGTCATAGCTATCTCCTCTAGGTTACTGCAAAAGGATTATCAACCTGTGTCATCCTGCCTGTGTTTCTATTATAGAATAACTGGCAAGCAATTCCTGTCTCTCCTGTATATCTGTTCTTTAGTATCCTAACAGTTGTTGTATGGGCTTCTGTGTCATCATCAGCCTGTTGATTTCTTTCCAAGGCAATCACACTATCACTGAGATGGGCAATAGAGGCTGATCCTCGAAGATGTGATAGGCTAACCTCTCTTCCTTCCTCATGTCCTCTATCCCCTGTAGGTCTGCGAAGATGACTAACAAGTAATAAAGCAATACCTGTTTCCTCCACTAGGGATCTAAGTTTAGTCATTAGAATATCAATAGATTTTCTTTCATCCCCCACATCTTCCTGCCCTGATACAAGTATACTCAGATGGTCTAGGAAAACCCACTTACAATCAAGAGCCTTTGCCATGAAGCGTACCCGTTCCAGTATTTCATCATTGGTAATAGAACCAAAGTGATCGAAGGCAAAGAACCTTTCTGTTCCTATTGTCTTGGCTTGCCATTCTTTCAACTGCTCCAAGGTGTAAGTATCTCTGACTTCTTTTATATAGAGTCTGGCGTTAGCTTCGACGCTCATAATGTTGAAGGCTGTATTCTTGATGCTCTCTTCCAGAGCCAAGACACCAATGTTATCCTTAACATTCAGCATCAGGTGATGCATTAACTCTCGCATAATACTACTCTTTCCCATGCCAGCCCCACTGGTGAAAGTAACAAGCTCCCCTGTCCTCATGCCATAGGTCTTTTCATTCATGTCAGGCCAAGGATAGAGACAGGTATCACAATAATTCTCATCATAAAGACTATCCCCCAGAGTATGTAGGTTAATAATACCAGCAGGGGTATAGGCTTTAGCTTGCCACCAGGCTTTGACAAACTTCTCTGATTGTCCTTTCTTTAGATATTCGTTAGGGTCTTTTAATTCAAGGGCTACGATCTTACATTTGTTAGGTTCAAAGAGGGAGGCTACTTTTTGTGCAGCTTCCTTACCTGCCGTGTCATTATCAAAACAGATAACGATAGTTTCAAACATATTAAGATACTCAAAGGACTGCTTGCAATTTTCTTCAGCACTAGTGGCCCCATTCTTTATAGATACTGAGGGATACTTAGACCCATGCATTTGATAAACAGACATGGCATCAACCTCACCCTCACAGAGAGAGATGTACTTGGCTTTCTGTTTAAATAACTGGTGTCCAAACAGACCCGCATCCCTTATATTACCCTCACTCCAGAACCTTTTTGTTGGTAAACCAGCCTTGGTGTTAACTTCACGAAACTTATTACATATAAAAGTACCTTCCATATTATAATATGGATAGATGTGATGGGTTATCGTGTTGCCACTGTTATTAACAAGTGTTTTATAAAATGAGGCTGTTTCTTTTTTTATCCCCCTATCTAAAAGTTCTCCTACTTCTCCCATGATTGGGGGGGAGTCGCTTTGGATAGGTACTTTTCTCGTTGACCGTAACTCTCTTTTGGGGAAGCTTGTCTTACAACTAAAACAATAAGCACCCCCATCATCATAGGTATGTTTTGCATCACTCGATCCGCACCTTTCGCACGGGCCTTTCCCTCTTGGAAGTATTGACATTGGGTTTTCCTTTTCCGATACTGTAAATTTTAAAGGGGTCAGCATGTAGAGTATAGCATAATCCTATCCTATTATAAAGCTCTTCCTTGGCAGCTTTGGATGTAGGAAAACTATTAACTATGTTTTTTTCTCTACCACGATGACAAATTAAATTCCACATTAATCTTCCTCGAAAGTTTCCTGCCATAGGTCTGAAACAAAGTCCTCTTTGTCTTCCATGATCTCATTAATTTCCTGCTTGGCAAACCGTTTAGCATCCTTGTTGTCATAGCCTTCATCACGGTACTGCTGTACCAAGTCCCTAAATAAACTTTCTCTGTCTTTCTGCCATAAATTTTTAGTCATTATTTAACTCCACCCATTGTCCACGATTCTCTCCAGCCTGAGTAAGCCTGGATATATCTTGTTGTTGTTTCTTAATTGTATTGTTAGCTTCTTTAAGTAGCCTGTTTAATTTTATTATCTGCTTGCTCATTTGTTTTTCAATAGTATTCATTAGTGTAACCTGTCAATATGAATATTAGAATTTTGCATGTAATAATTATTCCATTCATTCTCTGATACAACATCATGTAAGAATGTTAAAGCTTCGCTCTTGGAGTCAAAGGTTAAACACTTTCCTGATGGCTCTGCCAAAACATCAAAAGAATTTATATCTTTTTTAAGATAAAGTCTTAGCTTATCTGTTGCTACAATTATAAAAGCTTTCATTTATTTTTCCCTGTAAAAAATATGTTTTCCTATGATAGCGGTTCGTTTCATTTGCCTTGCCCATAAGGGATGTACATAGGAAGCATGGTAATGGGTGGCCCCACGTACATGCCATAGTCGAACACCCTGCATGACTAGCAATGCTGCGTTAGTGGCTTCGAGGTCTTGGTAATCTTCAATGCTTTCACTCTTACCATCACACCAATAACTAAACTGACATGCGTTCCTAACAGGGTTACCTTTCCAGTACTTTCCTGCCCTGACTACCTTACATACAGAGTTGGGAAACCTAGAGCTTTCAACTCTTTTCATAATCACAGTACCTACAGCAAGCTGTCCTATAAAAGTTTCTCCTCTGGCTTCAAAGTAAATAGCCTCAGCCAAACATCTTTCATTGTCCTCAGCAAAGACAGGTGTACTAAGAACAGCAAGTAATAATATTATTTTTTTCATCATTCAAACCTGTGTTGTTCTACATATTTTTGTAGTTGCTTGCCCTTATTAGTTCTTATTTCTTCTAGCTTACAAATAGTTTTGGTTAGAAAGTCTAGTTGATTAATAATATCCATGTCAGACAGGGAGCCTATTACTACCATAGGTTTATCTTTAATAGAGTCAACTGTAATTGCGGGTACTTTTTCCATGTTAATATTCTTTCAATTAATAGAAGTCTTAGTTTTCTTGGCATAAATATGAGCAGGAAATTCTTCTTCTTCAAAGAGTGTTAGGTTATTACTTTCATTTATACCACCAATTAAATCTCTGTGAATATCATTATGATTTAATTCAGCCCAATAGATCTCTAGTGCTACTGTATCTTCCAGTGCTGTGAACATATGGGGTTCCCCTGCTGGTACAACACACATATCATCGTGATATAACTTGGTGATGTCTACCATTTGATGTTGGTCATATCCAGGTTGTATAATTTTACTAACCTCATGGACGTAGTTCTTCCATCGACTGATTTGTAAGACACCACTCAACACATAGAAGGCATTGATCTTAGATTGATGGGTATGCTTGGAGCAGTACCCACCTTCCTTTACTTTTATTCTATGGATCTCTATGGCTGGTGTCTGGAGTAGAGGTTGTGTATTCCCCCAGACTTTACCTTCAGTGACACTCATTTCTTTTCCCTCTCTTTAAGATCACGGATCAATCTACTTACAGCATACATACCTTTCTGTAGTTTTCTCCAATCAGAAAGGGTAGGATCACCTTCAGAGTCACGTATGTTTTGATTAGCTTGTCCCAAATATCCTACAGCTTTTTCTAGGTACTGTATGAGAGTAAGTTCTGTCCTATCCTCCCAAGACCACTCAAATGTTTCAGGTTTTTTCTTAGCCATCTTCTTTTTCTCCATGTCGTTTCAAAAACATTTTAACTTCTTCTTCAGTAGCTTCCTTTTTATAGTACCAATACAATCTATCGTGTACATATTCTTTTAATGAACTTACCTTCCATGTATTAATATACCTAAAGATAGCTTCACTTATTTTAGAAGTTCCTTTAATTCCCTCTGGAAAATCTTTAATCATTCAAACCTCTTTTGTTATAAGTATTAATACCATCTTCTACTAGCTGCCTATAGTCAATAACATAAGGACATAGATTATGTAGATCTTCTTCAAAGAAATTTGCTAAGTAATCTATTTGTTTCGAGGTAAGTTTAATTTTATTTTCTTCTTTCATTCTATAACCCCAGGTATATTTCTCAGTTGGCATATCTGTATCCTATGTTGCTGTTCTTTGGTGTAGTTCTTTAATTAAATCTATATGACTTTCTATGCTGTCCCAATCAGGAACCCAACTCCCATCATACAGCATATGCATATCTGTAATTAAAGAATTTTTTATTTCTTGACTTGTCAATTCTTGGAGATATTTATTTTTATTCATTGGTCATTACCTTTTAAAAATTCGATTGCAGTTATCACTATCCTCTAGGTTGAGCAGGAGAAGAGGGACTCGAACCCTCCAGTGACACCCTACTATCAGCTATATGCATTTCACTTTAAGCAAGGACGTTGTTTCCCTCCTTGTTCCTTTGAAACATATCTTCGGGCGTTGCATATCACTGAGTTCCGCTTTGCTTTCTCCTATATTATATTATATTATAGCATAGATTATAATATAGTACAATACATAAATTATATTATAATTAAAATTATAGAAACTAAAGAAAGAATAGATAATAATAAAATTAAAAGTTTATATTTTAACATTTATTTTTATTGTACCTCCTCGATATCAAGGAAACCATCGCCGTTACCTTCAATATCACGTAGTACCCACGCAATACGTTTCTGTTTTCCCTTGGTTAAAACTAAACCATAAAGCTCACATCCTGGAAAGCTTTCATCATCCATAGTTATACTTTGGACTGTGTATCCAACGATCTTGGAGTATTCCTTGGTGTATTCACCCATCACTCACCCTTTCCTTTTCTTAACCACTTTTTATAATCAGACCACCAAGATTTTTTGATAGGCTTCTGATACTGGAGGCTCTCAAACGATTGATCTTTGTCAACATACATTTCCAAGGTGTACTTTTCCTCCGTCGATGTAGCCGTACCATGTGAGTTATGCGTCAAGACCAACGTCACGAGTGAGAAGTCTGCAAAATTTTTATGCTTAACTTCTATGGATTTTACTTTGTAAAGATCTGTTTTTATACCCATCACTCACCATACCTTTCCGCTAATTTTTCATAGGCTCCAGCAACCTCAAGTGAAATTGTTGTTTCAGTATCACAGTCTGCACAATAGAAGTAAGAAACAGAATTAACTTGATACAATAACTCATTGAAACCGTTACACTTATTACACTTCGTATACTTCATCATCCCACCTGTATGATTGTCTTATTATATCTTCTTCCAGGATCAACTGTTGGTTAACGTCATCGACCACTTCGTATTCATCCAGTTCCTCTATGTCTTCTTTGTAAGGTTCGAAGATTACCTTCACGAGGGGTGCATAAAAAGCGTCATCAGAATTGTCGATAAAATTTTCGATGTCTTCGAGCGTATTAAACTGTGGTATCAGCATGTCACTCTCCATAGTTTCCGTTGATAAAATCTTCAAGTATTTCTGCATGGTTTTCGGTTTGTTTGTCCGTCATTTCTATAGCCTTGGACTCTGCTTTATCATAGTCTTTAATGTAAGACAAGGTTAATTTAAAATTTTCCTCAAACAATTTTTCCCATGCCATTTCAAGAAGCTGATCTTTTTCTAGACTACTCATTATAAAAACTCCTTGTTGCGTACAGTCCCAGCACACCTATAAATCCTACAAGCAGGTGTAATATGCTCATTGTGTTAAAGGCTGGTAGAATTATTATAATTCCTGTTGCTCCAATCATCAATGCCGTTAGTGAAAACCCCGTTAAAAAATTGATGTAAAGTTTTAACATCTTATTTCCCTTTCGATGTCGCTATTTATACCATGATTTAAATCAGAATGTCAATAAAAAATGCAGGGTTAATGCAATTAATCCACAGAAAGTACAAAGAAATAAATCATTTATTATTATTTTAATTCTGTTTAACATCAGGCTAACAATTTATATTTAAATCTGAAAAAGTTCTTGGGTTTAACTCAGCGACAGCTTTAACCCATTGTCTGAATGTGTAGCCCTGCTGATAGATCCCTACACCCCAGCCATTTTTATCTATTTCATAAGCATCCTGTAGCCTTTCGAGTTGACTAGTTCCTAAG